CGGTAAGGTCTGAATAGAGAGCAGACGAAATTCCACCTTTCCCAGCAGCTCTTCTCCCTAATGTATTAAAGATAAAGAGTCTTAATGAATCGATATACAATATTTTCTCCGGACTTGCCAAAAAGGCATACAACGCGTCGAAAAACTGCTTAAGCGATATCATACTCGGAATTTCAGGTTCGTGGAATCTAATAAACGAACATAGTTTCTTATCAGTAAGGGAATACATCCTCTTAACAAGTTCAGTTTTTCCAGACCCTGTTTTACCGTAAACAGCAATCAATCCTTTTGGGATTGGGAGCCCTGGTGAAGTTGCCCCTCCACTTTTGAAGCCAGGAAGACTAACTGAGTTGACCGGATAAATTGTAACTCCGTCTGATCCGAGTTTGAAGTCAGGTGACTTTAAGAGATTTTCTCTAAATTCGTCTGATAGTTTAAAATCTGTAAGATCCTCTGATCCATCTAAACTAAACCCTGATATTGACAATCTAACCTCAATTTCACCAAGAGGTGTTTTAATAGTGCGATACTCAGGTAATGAACTACCCTTCTTGTTTTGATCGTCACTGCCTTTTTCTGTATTAACGCCTGCTGGGGCTTTGCCCAGAATTTCTTCTTTTGATTCTTTTTCTAACATTAAAGTCTCCTTAACTAACCTCTTCTAATACAAAAGGTTCCACATTAGCCCTATAGAAATCTTTTTCTAAAAAGGCAACTCTAAGCTTATTTGCAATATCCATTGGTATGTTGCTTTCGATGGTCTCGAGTACAGATTGTGAAATATCATTTTCGTCATATTTATAAAAAAGTTTTGATGGATCTAACAAAACTTCTAGATCTGCAAAAGACGTAACTGCTATATTTTCATCTGTAGGATACACAACATTATCCATAAGCATATCCATCCAATTAAAACCGTAGTGTTCAGCAAATGTAGCCTGAAAGATACCATCTATCTCCTGAAATGACGGGTTATCCTCGTACGCTGCACGCCTTTCGAGTAATCCATATACACCGTATTTTCTCATTTTAGAATTGATTGATCTCTCTGGAACTAACATATTACCTAGATACGTAGCCATATCACCACACAAATTAATTTCTCCAGATTTATCTATATATCCAACATTTCCTAGAAATCGAACACCATCTTCTATATCTACAACAAAGTATTCAGACATACCAAATTCTGAATGTTCAGCGCGATCTTTCAATCGTCTAATCAATTCATCCGAATTACTATGTAGTAAAGTATCATCTCCCATATTGCTGATAGCATAAACAGGATGTTCATGCTTAAGAATCGCATCAATGTTACCAAGTACATCGCCCGTTACATCATCGATCATACATAGCATAGCAAAAGTAAATCCTATTTTACCAAGAGCTGAAGTAAAGAATATGCCAGATGGAAGTCCGACATACTGTGAATAGTACTCTGGATCAAAAGGGTCACCTGTCCACATAGGATCAGGAGTTTCTCCTTGGGATGAATAAAAAGTTGGACTTAGCATGCCAAATCGCATAAACGATCTCGCCTCTTCAGTAATCGGAAGAGAATTAATCCACTGCTCAAAAAGCCAGTATGGAAAAGATTTGTCGTATTCGGTCACATCGAGACCCATTACAGCAAGGTACTTCTTCGCTTTTCTAAGAATATCAGACCGACCCTTATGCTTCCACGTTTCAGGATATTTTGCATCAGTCCAACTTCTAAAGCCTTCAAACCAGCTTGTTCCCATATTATTATAAGCAGAAGGTTTTGCACTAACTATTCTGATACGATTAGCAGCTTTTCCAACATAAAGAAAACCGTTTAGAAGTACCCTTTTTTCAGCGGGAAATCTTAACCCTTTCTTTCCGCCTGACATTGCATACTCTGCATCTATGACGGATCGAGGTTTTGGAGTAAATGTACCATTATCGTACAACCAAGAGTCATACTGTGATCTAATTGAAAGGGCACCACAAAAAGATAATTTGTAACTGGTCCAAAGGCCTTTAAAATCCCTTTTTCCAATTTTGACCATTATATCGCTTACGTTATGCGCCAATATATTTAGATGCTTCAATTTATATCCGACATCATTTGTGAACATCGGAAACCCACTAGATGAAATCTTAGCAATTTGTCCAGTAGCTTCGTAATTGTAGCCGTCATAACACAGTTCCATAAATTCCCTAAAAATTAGCTCATGGCGCGATTTAACAAATCCACTAGCTAACCTTTTCTCATTCCGAAATTCTTCATTACCAACTAAAGTATAGCCGATTGGCTTTGACTTTACTCCAGCAACGGTATTCAATTCCTGGAAATTCGTTGAAATAGCTGTACTGTCAAAGAAACCACTCTCAAGGACAGTCTTTTTAAATCTAGATTGTAGCCTCTTAACTAAATCAGAAACAAAAACCATATACTGAGGATCAGTGGAAAAGATCCCAGGAAAAATCTCGACATCAGTGTCTCGAAAAGTTCTTGTAAATGCTTTTCCGGCGTTTGAAAATCTGAAAAATTCAGATTTAGTCTTCTTAGCAAACGATCGTCCCTCATCGGGAGTAAAAGTTTTAGCTTGTGGTAGTTCTTTCATTCATTTTCACCCTCGTCTTCATACTCATTAGAGATAGTTTCTTCATTCGAAGATGTGCCCTCAAGTTCAGCTAAGAACTTGTCTGTATCGGACTTATCCGCAATTTCTAGCTGATCAAAGGATATAACATGATCAACATCTTCTTCATATAAAAAAGATCGCGGCGATGGGATATCGGGTACATTTATTACTACCTTGAACTCAGTTCCGAACTTTACAAGAAGCGGACGCATAAGTTCATATTCATCATCTGTAACTTCAGTCACCAAAACATCACCTGCTTTTAGAGAAGATATGGCTATAAATCTCTCTTGGAAAGAGCCTAAGTTAATGTGTAAAGTAATTCCTTGAGAGTGAATACTACCCTCTGGCAATAAAAGATTCATTTTGATCTCCTTCTGTAGATATGTTTGTTTCATAAGGTAATACACCTATGAGGGCACTGTTAATCTCATTTAATTGACAATAGGCCTCAAAAGACATATCTTTAGGAACCTTACAATTTAATATCATATATGTTGGATATAATCCAACGACCTTAAGTTTGTAACCAAGATTCGACATCATCTCTATAAAAGATTTCGAACATTCAGCAGTTCTCAGCGTTATTGTAGCGCTATTAGCTCTAACTGACAACGGAGGATTTCCTATTGCGATAGAGAAGTTCTTTGCGACCCCTAAGGTAGTCGACAAAACATACGTGTTCCACTGTTTCTTTAACATATTACCTCCTAGAATTGATCAATTGATTGATCATTCGAACGTTAGTCTCTTTGGACAACTTTGTAAGTGGAGCGACCATTGAAAGCATCTGCTTAGCAGACAGTTTCGAACTTACGATAGGGCAAGCATAAAAGCTCGGCCTCTATTTAATCAGCAGAGTACTAAAGCCTCCAGTGATTTTGTTATTTGCGATTCTTAGAA